GATCCGTGTTGACCACGGGTTGTTGATTGATGATGCAGGCGGCTTGATCATCGGTGATCAGGTTGATGACGTTGATCCACAACAACAAGCCGCAGCCAGCCTGTCGGATCCACAAGGATCAAAGGCCGAGTTGATCAAGGGTGATCATCAAGGTGCCTTGACGCAAGGGCTCAGTACGGATCATCAAGGATCAGGATAATATAATAATAAAGGTTGACTATTGATCGTGGATTTATTAATAATGATTAAATAAAAATAAATTATTAATAAAGATAAAAAAAGCTCTATTCACTTATTAGACGCTAAAAGTACAAAGAATAAATTTTAAAGTATTTTTTTAAAATAAATAAAGTAATTAAAACTAATTATTAATTTAAAAAGAAATTTTATTTATGATATATTTTTTTAGAAATTTTATTTACTTATTACTTATTATATTAGTATTATTCTTAATTAGTTAAATACTACTTATAAGCGAATAAGAACAAAACTAGAACGAAGTTAAAGTAAATTTATTTCTCCTAACTATATACTTTTAAGAAAAAATACTTATTAATATAAGCAGATAAGTTAATAGAAATTAATTAATTTAATTAATTTTAATACTTACTTAGAAAGAGAGAAAAAAAATAGACTATGGAAAAAACTACTAAAAAAGTAATAGAAAATAAAATAGCTTTATCTTTTAGAGAATACGAATCTAAAAAAGTTTTATTTAGATTAGTAAATACTAAAAGAGAAAAAACTAAATCTTTTTCGATTTACGAAAAAGCTAAATTATCGACTACTATTAAAGACGCTTTTAATAATGATTATCGTAAAATAGATATAGAATACGATACGACTAAAAATAATCGATTTAAAAAAGTTAATTTAATAATCGATTTAAATTCTTATTTAGATAAATCTAAAAAAAATCTTTATTTAGATTTAATTAATTCTAATAAAGAATTTATTAAGAATAATAAAGTTAGTAATGAGATAATCGAAAATAATAAATATTTCGAAAATCTAGTTAATAACTTAAAATAATAATTTAATTTATTATTTAAAAGAGTAGCGAAATTAAAAAGTCGCTACTCTTTTTTTATGCTTGTCGTAAATGATAAACGGCTAATTACTCTAAATTCATAATTAAATAAAAAATAATAAATTCCAATTATTCTTTTTAAAAAATTCGATTAAGTTTAAATAAAGAATATTCTATAAAGTTTAAAAGTTTAGGTGAGGGTTAGAGTATAGAGAGAAGTAGATATAG